GTAACTATGACAAGCAGTAGGTTTATAAATAAACGCTATAACATCATTGTTGACAATAACCTCATAATGAATATCGACATATTCTCCGATTGGTTGTTTTTTAAAAATTTTGACATTTTTATAACCTTCATAGATTAGTTGTTCTTTCAAAATAGTAGCACTTTCTTGTGGATTTTCGCTTAATACATCAAAATCTGGAATATTGGAAATTTGTTTTCTTTCTTTATATGGCATATATTTACTATATAAAGTTGATGCGTAACCTCCAAAAAAAACTAAACCCTGATTAATAAATGAAGTTCTGGTAATTTCATATATGGCTGCTTGATCCTCTTCTTTTCCTTCATATTTTCTTTGAAAATCTTGTTTATCGCATAATATACCTTTTAGTGGATAATTTTTATTTAATAAACTAATACGTTTTAGGACTTTTTCCCATCTAGATACATCTCCCATAGGGCGTGATAATTCAAGATACATTGCCATACGTAGAAAATTAGGCGGACAATAATTAATTCCATTAATTTTTATTGCTTTTTTAGAGACATTTTGAAATAATTTTTTGTCTAATAAAGTAATATCGGCAATTGGAACAAAATTTACAAATACTTTATATGTTCCACTATGAACTCCTGATTTGGCTTCCACTTCTTCATATCCTGCTTTATAATATATATTTGCTAAATCTCTCGCATATTCCATAGCATAAGGTGAAAAAAAATCATAATCAGGTATTTCAATATTTTTATTATAAAATCTATATTGTTCTGGTAGTATATTATTTACAGCAGTTCCGCCATAACATAATATTTTATGCGTTCGTAAAAAAGTTTCTAATATGCTAATAATATTTTTAATAGTATCTGATTGGACTAATTTTTTTCCAATAATATATGTAGCATTGTCTATAGCATTTCTTAGTATTTTCAATTCTTTTTCTTCATATGATTCTTTCATATAATTATATATTATATATATATAATATATATAATATATATAATATATATAATATATATAATATATATATTATTAAAATTTTTAATAAATCATTAAAAATTTATTTAATATTCATGTCCTTCTGGAACGCCAGTACCGCCACTACCCATAGTAGGGAATGGACCAGCACCACCTCCACTTTGGCTAGCACCTCCACTTTGGCTAGCACCTCCACTTTGGCTAGCACCTCCATCTCCGCCTACTGGTGGAGTAGCACCTAAAGTTATTCCTTCTGGAGTATCAAAAGATGGGGGGTGCCACATTTATTAAGTGTGCTTCTTTCAATATCCAAGAAAATTTATTTTCATCATCATAATTTGAATTAAATTTATTATTATAAAATTTTAAATTAGAATCTGAATTTTCATCTGTCTGATGCTTCATACAAATTGCCTGGCATCCACTTGTAAATGAACTAATACTATCAAAATTTTGTGTTGAATTATCTAAATTTGGTAATACTATTGTAAATCTTATTTTTGTATTGTCAATAGTTGTTGTAGTATTATATCTAAAAGTATTACATTTTGTACCTTTTCCTTTTAAGTTAACATAATTTTTTAGTATTGTTAATTTATCATTTAAAAGAATATTTGGATCTGGATTAAAATCACATATAATTATAACTTTTTGGAATAAACCTTTCATTCTCATATTCAAGACAGCATCATCTTTCTGAAATAAAAATTTATCACCAGTTAAAGGAATATGTTTTTCAAATAATTTACCCATCTCCTGTAACATAGTTATATTTGTGCTCATTACTCTAAAATTTAAAATTAATGGGTCATTATGACAAGCTGTTCCTTTATTATTATTATTAGCAGTAGCAGATGTAAAAGCAAGCTCAATTATTGTTTCTAATACTTGGTCTAATAGTAAAGCATTGTATGTTTCTTTAATATAATTATTATTTGCTGTTGACGAAGCAACTATTGGAATGTTATTATATGAATAAATTTCAAAATCCAAAAATCTACAACCATCTTTAATACATTTTTCTAAAGCACATAAAGAAACAAAGTTATTCTTATATTCACCTCCACAACAACTATTATATGAACTTTTAACAAAATAATTAATTAATATACTATATGAACTATCAAAATAAGGTAGAGCATCTGATTTAATAGTTTTATCATTATTAAAATAAGACTCGTTGCTTGTGCTTGTAGAATTTGTTGAAAATTTGTTACAGGTTTCATCTTTTAATCCTATTTTATGAAAAATCCAAATAAATAAAGTCAGTAATAACATAATAATAATAACACTAGTAATTATTGTAATTCCGGTAATTCCGCTTTTCTTTACTAGTTGTGTTAAATGATTTTTTAATTTTGTTATTTTAGGTTCTTCAATCATTGTTCCTGGAGTTTGTATCTTTGTTTCTTGATTTGGCATAATAATTATAATTACTATATATTATAATTACTATATATTATAATTACTATAAAAAATTTAAAATATATTATAACATAAATAAAAATTATAATGTTATATTAATTAATAATGGCAGGTGGACTATTAAATTTAATAGCGCTGGGCAATCAAAATATAATTTTGACTGGCAATCCAACTAAAAGTTTTTTCAAGTCAACCTATTCTAAATATACAAATTTTGGATTACAAAAATTCAGAATTGATCAAGTTGGACAAACAGAATTAGATATTACAAAAATTACCAAGTTTAGTTTCAAAATTTTGCGTTACGGAGATTTGCTAATGGATATGTATTTAGTAATAAAATTACCCAAAATATGGAGTCCAGTTTTAAAGTATGCCAATGAGTATAGACCATATGAGTTTAAATGGATTAAAAATATTGGTTGTCAAATAATTAAATAAGTGAATATAACTATTGATGGCACAACAATACAAAAATTTAGTGGTCATTATTTACAAAACATAGTAGAGCGTGATTTTGATGCCCATAAAAAAGCAATTTTTGATAAGATGACAGGAAATATTAGCGAATTAAATGACCCTGCCAATTATAATAATAGAAACAATAATTATCCAAGTGCGTTTAATCTTTATGATGATAATACTGATATTAGTGGTATTGAACCATCAATACGTGATTATAATTTGTATGTACCAATAAATAGTTGGTTTTCTATGTCATCTTTAATGGCATTACCATTAATATGTTTACAATATAGTGATTTAGTTATAGATTTTACATTAAGACCTATAATGGAATTATATACAATAACAGACGTGCTATACAATAATTCCAATAATCTTACACCCTATAACAATTTTCCACAAATTCAAGCAACTCAGAACGTCTTAGCTTACCAATTTAAAAGATTTATACATCCACCACCAATTAGAGATTTAAGTTCTAATATTGATGCTTATGTAAATTTAAGAACAACAATAAATAGTAATATTCATTTAATATGTACACAATGTTTTTTAGATGAAACAGAACGAAAACATTTTGCCAAAAATAGTCAGACTTATTTAATACGAGAAATAAATGAATATAATTTTGAAAAAGTTATAAAATCAAACAAAGTTAAAATAGAGTCAAAAGGTTTAATAAGTGGTTGGATGTGGTATTTTCAAAGAAGTGATGTTGCTTCTAGAAATGAATGGTCCAATTATACTAATTGGTTATATGAAGACAAAATTCCCAATGATTTAGAAAAACTTAGAATTGAAAGTCAATATAAATATTATAGTCCTCATTTTACTTATAGTGGTGATATTTCAAAAAATATTTATATTACAGGCTATAGTCCGGATGTATATTCACAAACAAATCAATGTGAAATAATGAAAAATTTTGCTATAATTTGTGATGGTAAATATAGAGAACAAGAATTTGATAGTAATATTTTTAGCAAACTAGAAAAATATAATAAATCTAATGGAGCATGTTCAAAAACAGGATTATATTGTTATAATTTTTCACTTACAACAGATCCTTTTAAGCAACAACCAAATGGGGCATTTAATACTAATTTATTTAAAACTATTGAATTTGAGTATAATAATTATAGTAATCCTCCTATTGATGAGATAAATTCTAATTTTACAACTATATGCGATGAAACAGGTGCTATTATAGGAGTATCAAAAGACCCTACTAATATTTATAAATATAATTATAATTTACATGTGCTAGAAGAAAAATATAATATATTATTATTTCAAAATGGTTTTGCTGGATTAGTGTATTCTAAATAAATTTACGAGTTATAATAATCTCGTTTTTCTTACTCTACGTGTTCCAAAATTATATTTTATTTTTGCCTTTTTAGCCAATCTTAGTGCTTTAGATGATTTGCTACATCCGTCTTCTAATATTTTATAATCTACTGCTGATGCTTTTCCTCCACTAATAGAACTAGCCAAGCGTGCTAGTCCCCAACTATGACTGGTTTGGTTCGGTCTTGAACCAGATGAATAATAAGCACCTTGTCCTTTACTTACAATTTTGCGTAATGAATTTATAGAACACCCTGTTTTTTTGGAGAGATTAGAATTAACTACTAATTTATCAATATTATATAATTTTTTAACATTTAATATATGTTGTGATGGTTTTGATTTATATGAAGAAATTTGCTTTCGTGTAATATATTTATTTTTTTTATATGCTTTGCGTGATTTTCTTAATTCATTTGAAATTAGTTTTTTATCTTTTTTAGTTATATGTTTAGGTAAATATTTAATGGGTACATTCATATTATTTTAATATAGTATAATATTTTTATTACACACTATATTATTTTATTTTACTATATATAATTTAAAATAAAATATGCGCGAAAAAATAATAAAATTTGAGAGAAGTAAAATAACAGGCAAAAAATACACTGCCTATGTTAAAAATAAAACAACACAAAAAATACGCAAAATACATTTTGGCGCATCAGATTATCAACAATTTAAAGACAGAACACCTTTAAAATTATATGCTTATAAAAATCATAATGATCGCAAACGTATGCAAAATTATTTTAATAGACATTCCGGCACAAAAAAAAGAGGCCAAGCAATAGCATTAGAAAAAAGAAAATCAAATGGTTATTATAATGCTAAAATATTAAGTCATGTTTATTTATGGTAAAATTTTTTTATTTATGTGTTTGTAACCAATTTTTCTCCTTCTTCAATAATATTATAGTTAAAAGACCAATCATCTATTTCTTTTGGTGTTTTTGCTCCATTTTTTATTGCCTCATTATAACTCCAATATATAGGATTTGCTTTAAGTTTCCATTGTTGCGTTTTTAAATCAATTAGTCCAGACGCATCAAAATCAAATAATTTATATTTTCCATATACAGATTTTCCCATATTATCGAATTTCCAATC